AACAGAGGGATTGCATACCATAGATTTAGAATCTGATGGTGTTGGAAGTAACAATCTTTTATACATCTATAATAATGAAGCAGGTAATCCTGCTACAATAGACAACATCTCCGTAAAAGAACTAACCCAAATAACACCTGACTTATCGGGTAATTCAAATGTAGGTAAATTATTTACAGGTAAAGCACTTGATTTTAATGGCTCAAGTGATTCAGTAGATATTGACGGCTTTCAACTTGCAGGCTCAGATGCTACTTTTGCGTTTTGGATAAATCCAAGTCTAGTACAAAATAAATACATTTTAGATGTAAACATTACTAGATTTGTTATTGGCTTTAATAATAATGAACTTTCAATTTATTCGGGAGGGGCGTTTTTTAATTTTGGTGCAATAACATCAAGCGAATGGAGTAGATGTGCTATTGTTATAAACGGAACAAGTGCAAGTTGTTACGTTAATGGAGTTCAGTTAGGTACAACTAAAACAATAACTGCTATTAGTATAGGTTCTGCTACTAGTGCATCAATAGGCTCTAATTTTGCAGGTACAGCCACTTATTACGATGGTAAACTTTCAGACTTTCAAATATACAATGCGGTTTGGAGTGCAGATGACATAGCTTATGACTACGCAAAACCGAATCACTTAGTTACAGATAATCCTAATACTTCTTTAACTGTTACAAACTTAAAAGGTTATTGGGCATTGAGCGAGGGTGATGGTTCGATTGCTTATGATAGTTCGGGAGGAGGTATAGATGGTACTATAAGTGGTGCAACTTACACATCTCAAGAACCTAAGATATTACAATTAGGTATGGTTGATTACTCAATTAGTACGCCTGTATCTAATGCAATTACTTTAGTAGCAAACCCAAGCAATCCAAGTCAGGATATTTTAGGGACTTCTGTTAGATTAAGAGAACACGCTTTTAATTTAGATGGTAGTGGTTATTCAAGTGCTGATAATAGTTCTACTTTGCAATTTGGTACAAATGCTTTTACAATTCAAGCGTGGATAAAACCATTTAGTCTAGCATCAAATAATAGAATCCTTACAAAAGGAGTTACAGGCAATGG